ATAACGCACACGTAGAGTGTGAATTTGTGCAACTGGACCTGTCATTGGTTGTACACCAACGATTTCATTTGCAATAACTGTTGGCATTACACGACGAATTACTGGAAGAATTACGCGGTTTAGTGTAGCAACGTTACCTACTGCTGTTGCACCAGCTGAAGCGTTTTCTGCCAAGTGTTTACGTGTGTTTTCTAAGATTACGGACATTGTAGAACGTTTTGAACCTTGTAGACCTTCTAACAGGGCATCCTTAGTTTCGTTCCAACGGCCTTCTAATAGTTGGGTTGTCATTTCTTTATTTTCCTTTTATAAGTTTTTGTATTACTTTAGCCCTGCTAAACGTTTTAGTTCAACAACGTTGTTGTTGGTTTCTAAATTTACTGTTTTAGCAGATTTATCACCAGTTACTTCTACACGACTCTCAGCTAGTACAGACTTTTCAGCCTTTACTGGTGCTTGTGAGTTGTTTAAAACTGCTGGTAGATACTTGTCGTATGCAGCTTGCAATTTTGCTGTCTGCACACCTTCGAGTAGGCTTGCCATTACGCTTGCTTTCTCTTTATTTAATGTTTTTAGTAATCCATTAAGTGTGTCCTTACGGTTAACACTTTCTGTAATTACACGTACTTCACGGTTTTTTGACTCAACTAGAGCTTCTTTTTCTGCAATTACTTTTTTGCTTTCAGCTAAATCAGCTTTAACAGCTTCAATAGTTTGATGCAATTTAGCAATTTCTTTGTTCTCATTTAAATGAGTTACTGAGAATTCGCTAGCAAATGCTTCGAATAAGCGACGACCAAACATATTCTCACGAGCAGCTTGGATGTCTTCTTTTAATTGGGTCAGTTCTGTGCCTAGATTTTGTGCTACTGATTCTTTAACAAGTTTAGCCGAACGTGTAACAAAAGCTTCTTGTAGTTTTGCTAATTTTTCTTTAGCTTCTGCTACTAGTTTAACTTTAGTTTCAACAACTGCTTTCTTGTCAGCATCGAACTCTTTGATTTCTTCAGCTAACGCTTTGATAACAAAATTTTCTAACTTAGCAGTTGCTTCGTTTTGAACTTTGCGATCTGTGCGTAATTCTTTGATTTCTTCAGCTAATTTATTAACTAAAAAGTTATTAAATTTGCTTGCGCTTTCAACCATGTGACGTTTAAATTTCACGCGGTCTTCTGCTAGAGCTTGTTTCTCATTGGCGAACTCATTAAGTTCGGCAGTAAGACTTTCAGTAACCATTTTGTCTAGAGCTTCAACCATTACTTGTTTGTCATGAGTGTAGCGTGTCGCAAATTCTTCGCGCAATTCTGCACGAACTTGTTCACGAGCTTCATTAATTTGTGATTCCCAAGCTTCAGTAATAGCTGCTTGAGTATCTTCGTTAATGATGCCACTATCTAACAATGGCTTGATAGCTGTTAACATACTGATCTCCTATTTTAATTTTAAATCTTTAATCAAGCGAGTAACCTGCTCTTTTAAATATTTTTGTACCTTTTGATCTGCGCTGGCTTCTTTTGCCATTTCGAATACCTTGTGTCCGCCACGCATATTCATCAGTCCTTCGTAAATCGCTGTTGGATATGCATTAGGAGCACTAGGTTGCGCAACTACATCTACTGTGACTATTTCAAAGTCACTCACTTGGCCGTTACTTTCGCTAACGTTACCGCTACCTCTAGAACTAACACCAAGTTTAACTCCACTTTCCAACATTGTTTCTACTAACTTACCCATTGGAGTAGGGAGAACCTTTAATTTACCAAAGCCGTTAGGACCGTCCATCCACATATCTGTAATCATGTGACTTACACGGTCCAAATTAATTTTCAAATCATCTGGGTGATCGACTTCGCCTAAAACGCTGTAGCCACCCTTGATTTGTTCGTTAATATTTGTTACGGCATTGCTAATTTCATTTACTGGATACACTCGCTCGTTGTGGTTCTTTACGCCACCTTGAATGAATATGCCTTTCATATAAAGATTCTTACCTTTACCGTCATGACTATCTTCTGTTAGAATTTCCATTCTAGCATTGTCAAAGGTTAAGTTTTCTTTTAAGTATGAAGCCATTTTAGTATCCTAAATTATTTGCTTTTACGTGACTCTGTAGTTGCTACTTTTTCTTTATTTGAAAAAGCGTTACCAGCTTTGCCACCAGGAACATTAATATTTTTTGTATTCATTTTTTGTGCTTTTTCAGCTGTAACATCTGCACCAGTGTCACCTTGTGCAATATTTTTAGCAGAGCCGCCCATATCATTTTTCTTAGCTACAGGTGATGTTGCTTTAGCAGCAGTATTACTTGGAGCAGCTACTTTTTCTACATATTCACGAACGATAGTTTCATCTAATTCTTCTTCTTCGTCTTCTTCTGTATCACATTCTTCAGCTTCCATAAATTCTTCTTCAGCTGGAGCTTCGTCATCGCCGCCAAAATCCATATCAGCGTGTTCTGGTTCATTTTCTTCGCCAGCCATTAAAGCATCAAATTCAGCTTTAAGTTCGTCTAATGCTGACTCTAAATCATCAACACGTGTTTCAACGTCACCGTGCTCTTCTTCGTGTGAATCTAAATCACCTGAGTTATCAAAGTCGTTTTCTAATTCGCCTTCTTCGCTGTCCATTTCAAATTCGCCAGCGCCTTCATCTTCTTCGCTGATACCTTGTTCATCGATAGTAACTTCATCCATGTAACCTTGTACTTTGTTGCCGCCGACTTCTTCTAAATCTGTTTCGTCGATTAGGCTTTCATAAATGTCACGTGATTTTTCAACAACGATGTTGTGGAATAATTCGCGAGCCTTATCAGTTTCATCATTAATGATGTGTTCTATTAACTGTTCATACTTGTTCATAAAGAACTCCTTAAATTGTGTCTGTCTAGGTGAGATTTACGTTACGTAATATCTCTGTAATATTATTTACTGGTTTATTGAAAAATCGAAGTTAAATGCGTGTTTTTTGATTGAATTTGATTGATAATTACATCGGAGGTGCGACTTCGGCTGGCTTGTACTGCGATCTTACTCGTTCTAAGTCTTGCTCTTTTTCTAATCTACGTACATCGTTCATAATACGTAAACGATGTAGTTGAGTTAATGTTAATTTAGTTTTACGCAGATCAGACAACTTTAAAGAAGTGTTATCATCCTTTTCAGTTTGGTGCTGTTGCACTAATTCAGAATTAAATATTTCAAGTAGATTCATAATATTATTTACCTAAAATATTATAAACCAGGAGGTGCAGTAGGTGTTGCTGGTACTGCTGGTTCAGCACCTGTTGCAGGTAATGCACCTGGTTCTACTCCTGGTGCTGGTTCAGCAGTTAAATCAGGCATTTCTAAATTATCTAAATCACTTTCTATACCTGCTGGAGTAACATCAACAGCACGTAAACCAGCATCAGTATCAACATTATCCGGAGTAGAATTTCGTTCTTCTGCCCATAGCTCATCATTACGTTGCATTTCTTCTTCACTTAGATCTAAGTAGCGTTCTAATAAGAAACGTTTACTTAAATATGGTGTTTGTTCCAATGATGTAAATGCTTGTATACGTGCCGCATCAACTTCTGCTTGACGGTATTTGGCAAAGTTTTGCGGTTCATTTAAGCGTAGTTCAAATAGCTGGCCATCAATGTTAATACCTCTCCAGCGCATGAACATTTTAAACTCGTTGTCTAGTTTTTCAACTATCATAGTTTGTAAACGCATACAGTATTGATTAAAGCGCCATTCTTGAATTAATGCAGTTGTAGATTTACCATCATTAAATGTAGATGCGCTGTCATCACTACCTGTAGGCAAGTAACTGCTAGGAATACGCAGGCCACGGAACATTTTATTAGTAAAGAAACGTAAGTCTGTAATTTCACCTAGGTTACTACCGCCTGGTAATGCTTCAACACTTGAACCACGTCCTTCTGCGCCGACTGGAAAGAAAAAATCTTCGTTAGTCGATAGTGGATTGTAAGTAGCATCCATCATATTTTGTCCGCCACCTGTTTGTGTAGGTATACGACGTTGATGTACTTCATTTTTAATACGATCCACAAAGGCCATGGCCATGTGTGTGGGCATATTACCTACGTCAATTTTAAATACACGACGTTCCGGTGCACGTTGTACACGATAGATAATAATAGCGTCTTCTAACAGTTCTTTTTGTTTAAAGATTTTAAATATGCTTTCAAGAATACTAGTACCAAACGGCCAGTTAACATCTAAGCCTTCTGTTAGACTAATATGCACTACATGTTCTGCATCTAGCACTGCTTCGTTTTGTGCATGACTAAAGCGTGAACCGCCACTGTACGGAACATTAGGTTGTACGTATGAACCTGCACCGCCACTACCACCTTGTTGTGGGTGATTCGTATAAGTGTCGCTTGAGCTTAATGCTGTCGCAGTTAAGTTTTGAAAGTTAAGATTAAGATTTTTAATTACGTATTGTTCCGGCTCTTTGCCTTCTGCTTCATTAACAATAACTTTGATTACACTGCCCATTTCTGTCCAGTATAATTTAAATGTTTCTGGGTCACGTAAGAATACTTGATCACCGTATTTTAATGTATTACGTACAAGTTTAAATAGACGTTTGTTTAATTGATTTAGATTAACCCATTGTAGCAATTGATCTTTAAGTAATTTAACTTCGTTATCTGTTGGATCTTCTTTAAAGAATAAATCAAAGCCTGTACCGTTTTCTGTATTTGGCTGTGTGCAGAATTCTGCAATGATATCAAGAGCTGCATTAACTTCACTGTCCATGTCCATTTGTTCATACTGATTATAACGCTCGGTACGATTTGGGTGGCCAATATACACTTCGGGCAATTGGCTTTGATAGTTGCGATAGCTTGGATCTGCTGAATTGTTAATTCCACTGATTGGACTTAGTTGTCCGCCAGTGTTTGCGGTTCGAAAGTGCTTTTTCCATGACATAGTTATATTCTCTTTACGATAGTGTATTTATAGCCTAATAGCTGTTCTGTAAAATTCCCGATGTATACTTGTTATTAGTATACATAGCTTCATTCATACGTTTCATTTCTTCAACCATTCTAATAGTATTTTCTGCCAGGCTCTTAATGTGCTCGTTACTTGCAGAATCTTGCACTACGCTAGCACCGCTACTATTACGCTGCTCTTCTGGATTTTGCAGGTCAGCTACCCAGCCCTTCATCATTTCAGCCATCCCTTGTGCACCGCCTTGTGCGGTTATGCTGCTGTTTGTTGCCCACGTTGCAGGTTTAAAATCAGATCCTCCTAGAGTTCCTTCGTAGAGCATGCTTGCAAGATCTTCACTTTCTTCAGCTTTAACTCTTTTAAGCCCTGACATCATGCTTTCTAAAGATCGTATAGCACCTTGCAAGACTTTAACTGTGTCAGTGTTTGTTGTGTTTGCGGCTGTTATAAACTTTTCAGTTGTTGCGGCACTTATTACACTTGCAGGACCGCTGACAAGCTCAGGCCCTGCTTCACCTACTATTCCAGTAGCGCCGGCTCGTATTGAACCACCGTTAGCATGTTTACTAATACCTTTCATGTAGTTTTCTATCATGCTAGGTGCTCGTTCAGGTTGAGCCATGCCCATAGCACGTAGATTTTCCATGCGTTTCTTTTCATCAGCAATCTTAGCTAATTCTGCATTGTATCCTTCGATATCACCGTCTTCTTTAAGTTGCTGTAGTTCTTTATTTCGTGCTTGTTCTTTATTCCATGCGGCTAAATCTTGTTGATATCGCATTTCGCCAAAGCCGCCGTACTCTTTAGTATATTGATTTTTTAATATTCTAGTGTTCTTCTCATCAGAAGCTTTTTGTTCTTTAGTTTTACCATAACCATACTCATCCAATGTATCTTGAACACTACGCAGCATCTTTTTAGAAAGATTAGCAAAATCCATGATTGCCGGAGTTAATATGTTTTGTAGAGATTTTTTTAACTCCATTGCAGCAGTTTCTGCGTCAACTACACCTTTAGTTAATCCATCGGTAGTTTTTTCTTGGTCTTTAGCCGCTTTTTCCCCGGCTTTAATTGCTTCAGGAGTAGCTAGTTTAATTTCATTAATTGATTGCATAAACGATTTAGCTAAGTCACTTGCGTGACCAGGTATTCCGGCAGCATCTACCAACCCAATGCTAGTTTGATCTAAGAATTCTTTTTGCATTCTCCCGTTTTCACGAGCATTAATATTACGCATTTTTGCATCATCTAATGTACCTTGTTGATAGTTTTGATATGCTTCTGATACACTATCACGCAGGCCACCACTTAAAGCTGCTGCAGATGCACCTTGAGAATTAATCACACTGCCAAAGTTAACCATATCCATAAAATTCTTACGTTGTAACGAATTCATGTTTGAGAAAGCTCGCATAATTGCGGCTTGTTCTTCTGGAGATTTTTTTGCTAATTTTTGTTGAAACGCAAGTTGATTTGCTTCATCTTGCACTTGAGCCATTTTTTTCTTAGCATCTTCGCCGGTTATAGCAGCAATGATACGTAAATTTTCTGCATATTTTTGTGTTTGTTCTGCTACTTGCTGATTACTTGCTCTCAGTGGTCCTGATGTGCTACCACGCATAGATTTCATTGTTTCTGCAACTAATTCAGCTTGTTCCTCAAACCCGTAACCAAGATTAAGTAAATTTTTCTTCATTGATGCACCACCAGCGGTTAGTGCACCGCCAATTCGTTTAGCACCTTCGTTTATACCCAATCCACTAGCACCTATGTTTGCGCTTTGATTCTTTAATACATTAGCAAATAAATCAACTGTCATGCCTGCTGCACCAGCAGCATTACGCATACCGGTCATACCATCAGCAAACATAGCACCACTAGCACTCATTGAATTAAATGCTTTGTATGTTTTTTCTACTTCTACCTGTGCTACGTCAACAGCAAATTTTGCTACTTTGGCAGCAGTTTCCGCAGTTGCGTTTGCAACCATACCCAACCCAGTGGTAACCATACCAATTGCTGCAACAAATGGGTTTTTAGCGTCCATCATTTTGCTACCGAATTTCTCAGCGGCGCCACCTGCAGTTTTTATTCCTGCAGCCGCAACATCAATTCCTATTTTAAATAAATCGCCTGATAATTGTGCCGCTGATTGATTTGCCTGCAGACCTTTAACAAATGCACCAGCACCCTGAACCATAGATACTGTTGATTTGGTTACTCCGTCAGCTACATCTTCCGTAACTCCACGCATCATTGCAGAATGCGCTAAAGCATCACGCTCAGCTAACAATGATTGTTTTTTGCTTGTTTTTGCAGCATCATCGGTGGTATCACCTAATTCAGACAGTGCATCATTTAATTCGTCTAATACTTTTTTCTGTTGGGCGTAACCAGCTTGACCTTTCTTAATTTCTTTATTAAGATCTTCAATTTGCTTTTTAAATTCTTTTGTACCTTTGCCGGTAACTTTAATGAAATCACTTAACCCATCAGTGGTCGTACCAAATCTCTCGGCCATTGCCTGAATTTCTTGTTGCATCGTTGTAAAATCAATATCAGCCATAACTTTTTTTACCTATGTTTTTACCGCTATAAATATATAATATGGTACTATCAATTATTTATAGGAAATAAATCATGGTGAATCAAACTCAGTCATTTGCACCAACTAATCCGTTGGCTAAACACTTTCGGCAACCTGCATTATATTTAAAATTGCCTAGTGGCGGAGCACATTGGCCTGAAGGCTCAATTGACCTACCGTTAAACAATGAAATTGCAGTGTTACCTATGAGTACAAAAGATGAAATTACACTTAAAACTCCAGATGCATTGCTTAACGGGCAAGGTGTAGTTAATGTAATTGAAAGCTGTTGTCCAAATATTAAGGATGCATGGATGATGCCTAGCATCGATGTTGATTCAGCTATTATTGCTATACGTATTGCCAGCTACGGTAATCAAATGGATTTTGGTGCTACCTGTCCAAAATGTAGTGAGACTAGCGACTATGCTATCGATTTAAGTGTTATATTAAGCAATATTACTGCACCTGTATATACACAAAAGGTTAAAGTTGATGAATTAAAAATTAAACTTAAACCACAGGCATATTTCAATGTTAATAAATCTAATATGATTGCGTTCGAAGAACAGCAAATAATGAAAACGTTAGGTCAATTAAACGATAACCCAGAAGAACTTAAAAAAGTTTTTGATCAACAATTATCTAAAATTATTGATTTAAATGTATCACTATTAACAGGTAGTACTGATTATATTGAAATGCCCGACGGTAGTATTGTATCCGACGAAGCATTTATCAATGAATTCTACAGTAATTGTGATTCTAATGTAATTAAAACAATTAAGGCTACATTAACAGAATTAGGTAAACAAGGCGGTATTAAGCCAATCGATGTTAATTGTCATAGCTGTAACGCAGAATTTAGTGTAACGGTTGAATTTGATTTTGCAAGTTTTTTCGCAGTAGGCTCTTAACACTAGACAACGATGCAATCGTAGAACTGTTAGACGGCTACGAAAAAGAGATAAGGGCCTATAAAGATGATGCGTTGCGAATTTCCTGGTATATGCGAGGGGGAATAAGTTACGAAGATGCAATGATGTTAAGTCAACAAGAAAGAGAACTAATATCAAAAATAATTAAAGAAAATATGGAAACAACCAAAAAAAGTGGGATGCCATTTTTCTAATAGAATACTAAAGCACATTTATTGTGCTTTTTTATTGACTATAATATACACCTGTCAAAGTCATTATAACAGCAAAAACTTTAATATACTTAAAAGATGTCTAACGACATCTGCATTATCGCTATCGCTCAATGCTTTTTCTTCTAATCTAATTAATTTAAATTACTTTAATACTTACTGTATTGCTTTTGACTTTAGAACTGCTTCATCCAGATTATAGTCATACTTCACCCATTACAGGCAAAGTAAAACAGAGCGACTTCATCCGAGTGCTTCATCATACTAACTAAAAGAGATTATATTCATTTACACGGAAGCGGTCGCCCTGTACTCCCTACTCTTGCTTCTTGCGACGGTTGATGCATAATCCGTAGTTAGCCAAACTATGTCATCATATGGGTTGTATCTTTTTCACAGTGCCCAAATCATTCGGTTTTTACACCTAATTTTTATATTGTTGATTCGCTTTTTATAGCACAATACACGGTCGCCATTCAGTGTGTAGTCTAGTCTACACGTTCCACGTGCGGCCATTACGCGAGCACGATCTCCTCTGAATACAGAACTTAATCTGCAATAGGGCTGTTAAAACATTTACTACTTTACTACGGAGTTGGAATTTGTTTCTATGAGAGTGACTTGGTGTCTGAGAGCTGTGTGTTTATTGTAATACGTTTAGTGTCGTTGGTCAACTGGTTTTATTAATTTTTAAATCTTTTACGGAACCCTTGCCTAATTTAATTTGTATAATACCATTGTAGTTATCTTCCCTCAACAGTACTTCTTCCATAAATTGATAATGCGCTTCCATGTAGTTAGTTTCACCACGACTTAGACATAGATGTATAATTTCGCGTTTAAACTGTTCCTTGCCTAAAGCTAGGATATCTGCTACTAGTCGACTCGAAGAACCCCAATAGTCTTTCCAATCAGTTTCAATTGTTTCTAGACGTTTGTTCTTCTTGCCTTTTAACGGTGGTCTTTTTTTGATAGTTTTAAAATACTTACGACCCACATAATCGTAGCCGTTAGTAAGATTGGTTATTCTATAAATGAAACCGTAGTATTCACCAATATCCCCCGAATCGAAAGGTGTACCATTATAGATCCAGGGGAAGTCGTATGTCATACGTTATTTATTTTGCAGCCGCTGCATTTTTCTTCTCTTGGATTTCTGCACGACGAGCTTTAGTTAACTTACCTAAATCACCTAATGCACCACGAGCACGTGCCGCTGCGGCCTTAACACCCTTAACTTCAAATTTTTCTGATTCTGCTACGTATAGTTCTACTGCTGCTAAAATATCTTCATGAATTGACATGTTTACTTCTCCTTGTTATTATGTGTATTTAACCACCTTGTAGTGGGTGGTAAAATTTAATTAAATTCTATTTCTCTCTGCCATTGATTTGTAAAACTTGTACCTAATTTATTTTTAGTACAGGTATTAACGCAAATATTATTGGGATTAAGCGATAACCACGACTGCTGTATATTAGTAAAATCGTTGATAGTATGTGAAGTAGTTCCAAGCCAACAACACGGATGCATGATACCTTTAGCTGATATATATAAACTTTGATCTTTAAGTGCAGCACACTCTATAGTACCACTAGTCACAGTAGGATTTGCCCACCCGGACGGAGATTGTAGGAATGATATTGGGGTACTGTTAAATCTTTTGCTGACCTTGGCGCGAAACCATTTAAATCCAAGCTCTCTTGCTAATTGCTGTGCTTGGTCAACCTGATGTTCGTTGTGTTTAAACACTAACATCTCCCAATGAGCAAGCCCACCTGCTTGTATAAATGCCTGTGCATTTGCTATTATTTTATTCCATTCTGTATTGATTCGATAGATATGATTAGTGTCAGCTAACCCATCGATACTCCACACTACATATTCTTGCGGAGCAGTACTAGGTTGATGCATAACTGTGGCTAATTCTCTCCACCAGTTAGTAGATCTTAGCCCACCATTTGTATTCATTCCTAATATTATTTTAGGATTTACACTTCTAAAATATTTAAAAATTTCTAATGTGTGTTTGCCAGCTGCTGGATCACCGTAGTCGCCGCACATAAACATTTTATCAAGATTGCGAATAACATCTTCGCTAACTAATTTTTTAATTTGATCTACAGTAAGATGATGCAAAACATTCTTATTGAACGTTGTATCTGTTTCTCTCGCACACTGTGGACAGGCCGCATTGCATGCGTCGGTTGGTTCGATATGCAATACTTTAATATTAGATAACATCAACATCTGTGCTATATGATGTAAACCCATTCTCTTTGGTTACAGTCATAATATTGTTAACTCGACCTGCAAGTTCATCTTTATGCGAAACAAGCCAAATACTTTTCTCATGCTCACGTGACATCTTTTTAAGTATGCTCAATGAACTTTCAACTCCACTACTATCCATACCACTATCAATAAGTTCATCAATGAACAATAAGTTAATAGGATTGTATAAACTTTCCCAAACATCACGGAATGCCCAAGATAAACTTAATATCAAGCGATTACGTTCACCACGTGACAAGTTATCAAAGTCTAACTCACGTCCTAACTCTGTAATCTCAACGCTTAAATCATTTAAGAACGTTACTGTGTGTGGCAATCCAATACGATCCAAGTATTGACTTAGACGTGCGTTTAAATGCAACAAGTTTTGATCAATGATACGTTTACGGATAAAGCTATCTTTGTTGGTTAATAGTTTTAACAAGAAGTCTTGATGTTCTTTTAACTTAACTAGCTCGTTCATAGTAGTATAATCAGTTTCTACTAAGGCAGTCTGTGTCATTTCTTCAATTTGTTCAGCATATGGATCAACTTCTGTAGCCTTAGCGGCTAACTGTGTTTCTAAACTGGTAATAGAACCCTTGTGATGAAACGCATCTGCTTCTTTATCGTAATATACTCGAGGTTGAGCACCTAGTGGGCCAATTTCTGCCTTAGCACCAGTAAGTGCAAGCAACTGTGATTCATCTGACAAATATTGATTCGTAGCAGTTTCAAGTGATGCACGTTTAGCCGCTAACACTTCTTCATGCTTGCTATCATGAAAATGCTGTCCGCAAGCATAACAAGTATGTGCTTCAAGATCAGAAATTTCTTTAGTAACTTTGTCTATGGTTTTTTGTTCACGGGCAATATCTGCTTCACTACGTAATATAGCTTTGGATAAATCATCTAGGTCTTTGCGCTGTTGATTGTAAGCAGTAAGCGCAGTATGTGCCGCTAGCTCTTGTTCGATATCAATTTTACGTAGTTCTGTAAGGGCATTTTGTAGTTTTACTGTGTCATCTGCATGCTTAGTAGTCCACATAGTTTGCCGACGTTTTAAGCTGTCGATTTGCTCTTGAATACGGCCATTTGCGTCGTTTATTGCTTTAATATTGAACTCTTCTTGCTGTATTGCATCCTTGGTAGCACGACCCAACTCTTTGAGTTTTTCTGCCTTTTCACTTAATACAGTGATGCCAAGTAACTGTTCGATTATTTCACGTTGGTCATTAGCTTTAAGACTAAGGAACGGTTCGGTATAGGTATTAAGCGCAACAATGTGCTTAAACATATTATGCGACATACTTAACAAGCGTTCAATTTCAGCCTGCGTTTCTCTACTGTCGCCTTGACTCTCGTCTGTAATTTCTTTTTCTTCGTCGCCTACATAAAACTTCATTATGTTAGGCTTACGTCCACGTTCAATCTTATAATCTTGTCCGTTATGTTCAAACTCAACAGTAACCAACATGTTCTTACCATTGGTTTTATTAATTAAGTTATCACGTTTAATATTAGTTAATGCTTGTCCAAACAGACTGTAGCTTAAGGCATTGATGATAGTTGTTTTACCAGTGCCGTTACGTGCGCCACTGTCATCACCACCTAAGTCAACGTTGACTCCTAATACTAACGTGAGATCGTTACGGTCAAACTCAACCGCTTGCGTAGCATTACCTACGCTCATAAAGTTTTTAACTGTGAGATTTTTTATTTTAAACATACTTTATTATAGCAACTATCCTTGATAATTCAAATCTGATTGGTTATATTTTCTAAATCTAACTTTTGAAAAGTAGTTAGATGATGTCGATTATAATCAATAACGTGAGACATTGTGTTTCTTATTGCTTGTAATTCTGATATAGATTTATGTGAAAACTCGTTTAATATGTTAACTGCTGCCTCAATTCTATCAGCAACTGTGTTTTTAGTATCGTATCCTTCGTCCCACCATTCACTAAAGGTTTTAAAACCAAATTCTTGTAGCTTTAACAAACTATTCTGAGCATTGATCATTATAAAAGGACTTCCTGTAGACATAGCTTTCCATGTCTTTTCACTAAAATACGGATACGGATAATCACCAACAGTTTCAGTAATAACATATACAAATGAATAATTTAAAAATTCTGCATTAAATCGAGTTGCTGGATCATTAGTGTCTCCGGTTATAATAGGATCTACAAATGACTTCCCTATAAACTGGCCTGAATGAATGGCCATTACATTTCGTTGATCTGCAGATAGATCAAGGTAATTATTAAATCTAGTAAAAGGTACAGTGGTTCTTAGATTCATGTAAAGTGATATGAAATTGTGCCAGCGTCGAGTAAATTATATTTTTGAAAATAGCATAAAGTAAGCAATCTATGTGCTCGATTGACTCCGTTAAGACAACAAAATAAATTTTTTATATTTGTTACTTGGAGATTAGCGGGTACAACTGCAGAATCTGGATAGTCGTACCATTGTGAGGTATATACAACCTTCAACGGATTGCTATTACATATTTGTTCCATTAAGTGCGCTAGTTCGTCTTTTATACCATAATGATTAGTAAACATAATTAGACATTCTGCTGGTAGTTGATATCGATTTAATAATACACATAAATTATATAGAGTAAATCCTGTTGCAGATGCAGTAATGTAATAATCAGTATCGTGATGGAGAATTAATATCCGTTGGTTTTTTAAAAAAACATGATTATTATATTTTGATAATAGTTGATCTAATTTATCTAGTTGATAATCGTAACTAACTAGATCAATGATATCTAAAATCTCGTAACGATCATTGACAATATCTAACACTTCATTTTTAATTGATAACATTTAATTTGATCCACGATGCTTTGGATGTTACTGTATTAACATGATCTAATTTACTACTAATATCGCTAATACTTGGACACATTTGGCAAATACTTTCTGGTGTATTAAATCCTTTAATAAAGTTATCTAATTCAATATCAGAGCAGTTGAGATCGATTCCTTTATAATCTAAATATGGATCCCATTCAGATTGAGTTTGATGCCAATCTGCTAATGTTTTAGCTAATAATGCAATAGAACTGCACTTGTAAATTTTACCGTTATACAGCAACGGGCATGTTTTCTGACAACATATTGCAAATGCATCTTCTGGTTTAGAATTGTGCGGCAGCATATTAGAATAATTACCTTTAAACGTTTTATAAAACGTCTTAGGGAAATTAATTTGAAAGCGCACATTATTTTTAGCACGCCATCGCTGTATACCAAATTCTGTTACCGGCTCCCAATCTGCATAACTGAACACTTTATTAAGTGCTTCTTGAATATAAAATTGATCAGGTTGATGTACAGTTATTTTAAAAACACAGTTACCTACATCAAATATAGTATCTAATATACTAGTTTTTTGAGACAAAATAGTCCCGTTTGTAGTAAATCTTAATTGACTAGCTGGCATTAGTTCTCTACATCCAACTAACCATTGTTCTGCTTCTTTGTTTAACAACGGTTCTCCGCCAATCAATCCAAAATCGGGTATATTTACACGTTTAAGCCAAGACGAAATCCATTCTTTAGCACTATCCCACTGTACTGATCCACTAACATTATAATCACTATAATTAGTGCAACCTTCACAGCTTAGATTACAAGATTGTGTAATCATAGTTTCTAAGAACGGTAATTCTCGTTTCATAGATTCCTGTAGATGTCTAATAACAATGCCGGATTGTAATGATCACTGTTAATAGCTGTTAGTTGACTTGTTACGATGGTATCGATACTTTCAAATTGAATATTGCCCAACATAATATCTGTGCCAATATCAGTATGCTTAACAGGAATTAAAGTAAGCTCGCGTAAATTGTAAGTGCCTACAAACGTTTCTTTAATAAACGTTGCTTCTTCGTATGAAATATCTACATCGATGTTTACACGACAGTGCATGCCTTTTTGCAGTAATGCTTCTGGGCTTTGTAGTATGCCACTTAAGGTGTAGACACGATACTTAGGCTGATCTGGCCAAGCATGAAACGTTGGCTCATTGCCCCATTCTAATATCATCATGCCACGTTCATCGTCACCTGCATCTGCATAGTTGTGCGGAAACGCATTGCCTACATAGGTAATGTTCTTACCTGTTTGACGTTTATGGAAGTGTCCACTGTATACATGATCAATATGCCCAAAGTCCTCGCGTCTAATCTCACCGTGCTCTGGCATCTGTACCATGGCATTCATATAGTAGCCCGGCAACTCAAAGTGCCCAAACATATACTTGGCATTGATCTTAGGAATCTTTTTATGATCGTCGCCTACTAACCAGGGCACAATACTAACATCGCCCTCTTGATAGAAGTCGTTGATAATTTCAATGTTAGGAATATGTCTAGCCCATTCAGCTGACTGTATATCACGCTTGTCACGATAATATAAATCATGATTGCCCGGAATGAATATAACACGCTCAAAGGCTCGGCCCAACAACTCTAAGGCTGTTAGGCTGTAGTTTAACGTAATGATATTAATTGCCGCGCGGTTATTGTGCCAATCACCTAACATAAAGCAAACATCGCAACCTTCTTCTTTAGCTTTGCTAATAAACCACTTAACAAAGTTTAAACAATCATCGTTGTGTGTTTGACTATTTGACTTTAAGCCAAAATGTATGTCAGTCAGAATTGCTGCTTTTTTAAATAAATTTGCCATGTAATTAGTATATACTACTTAACCTTATGAAGTCTATTGGAATGTAACCAAATTACTCGTCTGCACCATGTCCACCACCACCGCCCCATGAACCGCCACCTTGATTTTGACGAGTATAGCTTGGTGCGTAGTTGTTCATCTCTAAGATATCATCACGGATGTTTTGATTACGCTTTTCAATGTTTAGAACACGTGTAAAGCTGTTAGTAATTGCCGCAGTATAGTAGGCAAATGGATTATCTGATTTAGCTTCGTCAAACTGTAGACCAATTTGACTTAACTGTAGTAATGCCTGACTGCGCATTTCATCATTATAGGTATAACCACGCCAGTTACTGCGAGTAGCATAGCGTTCACATAGCTTAACAAACATATGAGCTAATTTAGCAGTCATCTGTCCGTGATCCTTGCTAAACGCACCAGTTTCTAAATCGCCTTTCCAATGACTCTTGCCTACAATAACCGGAGTTAATTCTTCAGTCACTGAATAATGAAAGAATGGAGGAAAATTTACCTTAACATACTTAGTAGCACCTTTGACCTTAACTGCTGGTTCATCGTATTCAGTTTCAAACAAATCTTCATCGTATGCTTCTTGAGCCTTAGCATCAGACTTTTTCTGTTTAACTTCGTCAATAGGTATATGTTCCCAAGTCATGACACGGAATACAAGGTCAGTAACTGGAATATTTTCTACAGGAATTGCAAACTCATCTAATTTACGTTTGTTACCTAAAGCTAGCTCGGCTTCTTGTGCTTCTTTAGCTAATCTAGTTGCACGTGTTGCCCTTGCTTCTGCTACGGTTTTTTTGTTTATTGCACTAACATTTGATACAATAGCATCGTATACGGTTACTTCTTTATTAATGAAGCTACAATATGCTAATTTACTTTTTGCTATTTCTTTTAATATGTCTTTGTTGTTGAGATAATTAATTTTACGAGCCACAGTTTTTGGTTCCTTTTAATTAGTATAACATAATAGCATTGCACTATACAACCTATTTATGTAGATAATCTTTAACTGCTACTATTTCTCCGGCAATAAATACACTATAAAAGAGGTTTTTACTATGGCTCTAAATCCTACAGATGCACCAGTATACGACAATAGAGGCGGATACGTACCAGGTCAGGTTGATTCTACCAACGGTGGATACGACCCTTATGCACCACAAAACTACACTGGTGCTTATGCTCCTAGTTTTGCCGGTGGATATAATGGCGAACAAGTATTAAGCAGTGGCGGCGGATACAATCCTAGTAACCCAAGTGCATATTTAACCAGCTCAGATTCAATTGGCGGTCAAGCCGCTATAACAGAAAATTATAATCAAGGTGCTGACTTCCGTGGTGGCTATTACGGAGATCAAGTTGAAGCTAGTGGCGGCGGCTACGATCCGTCAAAAGATGTTGCTTCATACGAATCAGAGGATGCTAGACGTAGTCTATTGCCAACTAATGCCGCAGAATCTGGTACAAAAAATGAACCATCAATTGCAATACAAGATGCAAATGCTAACAGCGGCGCACCGTCAGATGATGATTGGCGTGTGCGTATAAGTTTAGCAGATAAAGCAACTATATTTTACAAAGCATCGGGAGTAAATCCAAATAATCTTATGGCTCCTTTAAGAGAAACCAATGGAGTCGTATTTCCATATACACCGAGTATACAAGTATCACATGTAGCTAATTACAGTCCAACTACTCCAACACATAGTAACTATTCACAACAATTTTATACTAACAGTGAGGTGAGTGATATTACTATTAGTGGCGAATTTACTGTACAAGGCATAGACGAAGGAAAATACTTATTAGCCGCTATCTACTTTTTTAGATCGGCTACTAAAATGTTTTTTGGTGGTGGAGCAAACGCAGGCAATCCGCCGCCTATTGTATTCTTAGATGGCTACGGCAGTCATTATTTCCCCCATGTGCCGTGCGTGATAACTAACTTTACACATGTTATGCCAAACGAAGTTGATTATATACAGATTCCAGTTGAAACTACTACATTGACTGAATCAATAGTCGCCCCATCCGACTCAATGAGTGTTGTAAATACACTGGATAATCAAGGAATGAAATATCAGCCACAATGGGGTAGCAAAAAAGCCACTGCTGAAACAAAAATGTCATCATATAAGACAGTAACATCATCAACAAGAGTTCCAGCATCGAGCACAATATCGATTACATTGAAACCAATGTACAGTCGCAAAAATCTACATGATAATTTTGATCTTGATGCATTTTCAGCAGGTAGATTAATACAAACTGCTACCACCGGAGGATTCCTATAATGTCAGCAGTTACCTATAGTCAAACAAGTCCATATAGCAAAACAGATGCATACGGATTCTTTTTAGATGTTGCAACATTTAGAGATATACCGGCATTAGCCGCTGATGTGGTATACAGAATTGCCGCAACATATAAACATCGTCCAGATTTATTGGCATATGACTTATATGGAGACAGTGCGTTATGGTGGGTGTTTGCCATGCGTAATCCTAACACTATACAAGACCCAGTGTTTGATTTCTTACCAGGCACAACAATATTCATTCCTAAAAAAGAAACAATCATTGCGGCGCTAGGATTATAGTAAATGGCACTTACAAAAGCTGAAATAGCTCAGCAAGCTCAACTTAAATTAGTAAATGATTTGTCTGCTGGCACTATAACGCAAGCACAATTTCAAGCCGGAATCGCAAAAATAAATGCACAATTGTTAAAAGAACAAGCTCCGACACAAGATACAGTAACAAATAAATTAGCATCTACACCACCTGCGCCTGCAGGATCAGCAGCGCAGATTAATCAGCAATACACACAATATCAAGTCAAACTAGCAAATGATCTAAAAAGCGGGAAGATAACGCAGACACAATTTCAAAACGAATTTGAAAAATTACTAGCACAGCAAAATGCAGCACTAGCGAGAGTGCCTAAGGTTTCAAAAACTGAAGATGCAAGAATAGCAAACAACCCACCAGCGGTAGTAGATGCTAACACATCAACAGCATCAGAAGTTACAAGCAGTGAGCCAATAAAGCCAGGCACAGATTCTAATAAAAAGAAACCACCATTGCCTAATCCGTTGCTTGCTTATCCGTTGTATACATACGGGTTAAGTTTAGCGTTATTAACAGTTGACGAATATAATAAAGTAATAGATGATACTAAAAACTATCAAGCCAATCGTGTTATTATAGCCAGTGCTGGTAGATACAACAATGATGAAGGTGTATCGATGTTTAAACGTGCACCATTCTTTGCTGAAGATTTTTATTTTGAAAATCTTGATATGACTACAGTAATTGGCTTAAATGATCATTCACGTGCAACTAATGCAATAACTTTTAAATTTACTATTATTGAGCCGTACGGGGTTACTTTATTAAATCGAATAATTGATCTCAGCGCATCGATAGGTTCAAAGAATTATATAGCACAACCGTATCTATTACAAATTGATTTCTTTGGTACAAACGACGCCGGCGAAATAGTTGGCATTATACCCGATCAAACAAAACGCATGCCTATTCGTATTTTAAAAATGGATATAAAAGCCAGCCCCAAGGGCGCAGAATATTCAATTGAAGCTTCTCCTTATAGTCATTCTGCGTGGGACGTATCATCAAGTGGTACACCTGCAAACTTTGAAATAACAGCAGGCTCAATTGAAAGTTTTTTTAAAAGTAATGAAGAAGAAAATCTCGCCGCACAATTAAAAGCAAACAGAGAATTAAAATCGTCAACTATTATACGTGCCGCACCCACTGCCGGAGCCGATGGTAGAGGTGTAACAACTATCGCAGGCCGTACGGGCAATCTAATAGGCCCAGAAGGTCAGTTACTTTATGCTCCATCATTGTTAATGAGTAAAGAAACAACTAATATTGTTCTAGGCAAAGATCCTGTATATAAGGTAAAATCATACGGTGGCGCCATAAACGCATATTATGCAGACTTAGCCGCTACTGGAAAGACATCAGTTGCTGATAGATATTATTTTAAATTTCACGATGATATCATCAAAGAGGGCGGGTTCAATATCAGCGCAGAAACATTAAGTACAGCACAAACTCCGATGGCCAGTCAAGAAAACGGCATGACTATAAGGGGCAGTGCAAATACCAGTGTAGATCATAATGCTCGAGTTTTTGGAATTAATGCAGGTACAAGTATAGATCAGGTTATTTCCTTTGCTATGCGACATACTCATTATTTACAAGGGCAGGTAAAACCGGCATCAGCATTTGCTGCCGACGGTAAAGATTATAAAGCATATCTTGAAAAGTTACAAGGTGAGCCTTTAAAATGGTTTAAAATTATTCCGGTGGTAAAATTAGGTGAATATAACATTAAAGAAGAAAGATGGGCACGCGACATTACCTATCACGTAGTACCATATACTGTATATAACACAAAAATACCTAGTGCGCCACAGGGTGTATGGACGAATCCTTGTAAGGTACACAATTATTGGTACACCGGTAAAAATAATGATGTAATTGATTTTAATGTTGAATTTAATGCATTATATTATACCGGACTAACTGCATATAAAGAAAATTTGTCTAAAGTTCAAAATTTATTAATAGAAAAAACTATTGATGCTCCACTGTCAGCAGAAGCACAACAAGCAAATGCAGTAGCGCCGGCTGGACAAAAACCAATAATCGGTGACACACAAAAACATGCAACTGGTGGTGCAATAACAGTTGAAGCAATAACACTTGCTGATGTTGAATCATCATTATACACTACCGCTGGTGGTGATATGCTGCAGGCAAAATTAAAAATAATCGGTGACCCGCAATATATTAAGCAAGATGATATTTTTTATCCTCCGGTTCTAACTGCTCTGTCGGATCAAGTTGATAATACTGGTATAGATCCTAGATTAATTGCCAACGGCAGCCTACACATGGATCAAGGAGAAATATATGTTCAAGTAACAGTTAAGAGTCCTGTTGATATAGACGAAACTACAGGATTAATGAATTTTGATCCTAAGTACAAAACAAGTTTATTTTCTGGTATGTATCGAGTTTTAAGAGTAGAAAATCATTTTAGTGGCGGAAAATTTGAACAAGTTATAGACATGGTACGGTTACCACGCCAACAATCACTCGAACCATCGGCAGCACCAAAAATTACCGATAATGCACGCGAAGCAACTGCTGCAACCCCGTTATCAGTTAATGTAGATGCTGCTACTATTGGTCCAGATTTCACAGTGAAAAGAACTAGCGACGACAAAGCACCGGATAGCGCACCTGTTGAAGATACTACTCCACCATTACAAACTGCTGAAGAAAAAGCATTGGCTAAAGTAGATGCAACTGCACCAGAAACTGCAATAACTACACAAACGGAACCAGTTGCTGTTCCGCCACCAGTATAACAAGGAAAGTAATAAATGGCAATAGATCACAGAGTTGGTAATAAGGTTATTAAAAGTCTGCGCAGAGAAGAAGCTGCTGCAACTAGAGTTGACCCGCACCCATATATTGGCATTGTTAAAAACAATCTTGACCCGACTCGTGCAGGGAGACTACAGGTATGGATTCCAGATTTGGGTGGTGACCCAAACGAATCGTCAAATTGGCGTACAGTAAGCTATGCAAGTCCATTTATGGGTACAACTGATATTGCATCAAAATACGCAGACAGACCTAACAGTGATAATAAGTTTAGAAATGTACCGCATACTTATGGTATGTGGATGGTACCACCTGACATCGGTGTTGAAGTAATTGTAATATTCATTGCAGGTGACCCGTTACGTGGATATTTTATTGCCTGTGTTAACTCACACGTTAGCAGACACATGATGCCCGGATTAGCCAGCAGTAATAAGATTGACCCAAGCGGAGCTAGCGATTCTACTAAAAAATCATATCAACCGGGTATTACTGCACCGGTAACAGAATATAACGAAATTGATCCTATTGCAAGAGCAAAACCAAATTTTATTGATAATCCTAAACCAATACATGAAGAACAGTATTCTATATTAAAAGCGCAGGGATTAGATAGAGATACAGCTCGAGGTACTATTACAAGTAGCAGTCAACGCGAAAGTCCAAGCAATGTATTCGGTATTAGTACTCCGGGAAGACCTTATGATGGTGATCCTGCGGATAACGTTGACCTATATAATGCTAAAGTAAAAGCTGGTAACTTAACCGAAGACGATTATCGTTATACGACTCGCAAAGGCGGCCACACGTTTGTTATGGATGACGGCAATGCTATTGCTGAAAATCAATTAATAAGATTGCGCACCGCCAGCGGTCATCAAATAATGATGAATGATACAAATAATACTTTATACATTTCGCATAAGACTGGACAAAGTTGGGTTGAGTTGTCTAGTGATGGCCAAATACATATATATTCACAATCAGGATTCAATGTTAGAAGCGAAGGATCTATTAATTTACATTCGGATACTAACATAAATCTCAATGCCGCTAATAATATTAATTTAAATGCTGGCAACAAATTTCAAATTGATTGTGCTAGTTTTAATCTGTTATCTAATGGTGTAGTTACCGTAGGCGCTGGTGGCGCAATTGGTTTACAAAGTAGTACTGAAGTTAATGTTGATACTGGTAGTATATCAATGAACTCAACAGGCGACATAGCACATACAGGTGCGCTAATTAAACAGAATAGTGGCGGTGCAAAAACGGTTAAAAAACCTAATCCGATAGCATCACATACTTTTTCCGATGTAGCACTTAATAACAATGGAGTTTATGTGCCTTCGGGAAAATTAACATCAATTGTTGCTGTCGCCCCGACACACGAACCATTTAATCGCGGTGAAAAAGTCGCAGAAACATTAGTAATATCAACTCCAATAGGCAGTCCTAACTTTAAACCAGCATATAAAGATTTAACAGGAGTATCAGGTCAATTAACTGAAAAAAATATTAGAGATCAACTTATTAATGCCGACGGTGTAGGTGCAATCGGCCCATTAAGTAAAGATGAAGTAATTGCATTATTGGCTCAAATTGCGAAAAGTGAGAGCAGCGCGGCTACTCCAATGAACGTAGATTGTAAAGTGCCGCGCTCATACTCGCCGAGACTGCAAAACGGTAAGGCAGGATACGAAGCAATTAATCAATGCGGATTTTTAGGTAAGTATCAGATGGGATACGCTGCATTACAAACTGCTGGTTTTGTTGCTAGTCACTGTCAAGGAACAGCATCATTGGGCAACGATTCAATGTGGCTAAACGGATTAAGTCGTGATAAGTTTCTTAATACACCTGCACTACAAGAGCAGGCAATCTATAACTTTACTAAAGCCAATTATAATACATTGGTCGCCAAAAAAACAATTACAACAGAAACTTCAAAAGAAGAAATTGGTGGATTACTAATGACAGCTCATATGTTAGGCGCAGGCGGAGCAAATACATTTGCACGTACCGGTGTTGGTGCTGATATTAATAACGGAACTTCTGGTGCAAGTTACTATCAGAAAGGAAAATATGCTATTGCAGTAATGGCACCAAAAGTACAGGCACTTAGAGACGGATAAATATTATTATGGCTATTTTATATAAAGGTTTCTCAACAGTAGGCAGAAACAAAAAGTTTCGTCTAACTGACTTTGAGTTAATTAAGCAAGATTTAATAAATCACTTTCAGATCCGTAAAGGTGAGAAACTGATGAATCCAAATTTTGGCACGATTATATGGAACGTCTTATATGATCCATTTACTCCTGAACTTAAGAGTGCAATCATAGCTGATATTAAAGCAATTGCTGCGTATGATCCTAGAGTTTCTATCGATAATGTTATTGTTACAGAGTATGAAACTGGCATTCAAATTGAACTCGAATTACGCTATCTACAGACAAATCAAACAAATCTAATGAATCTTAGATTCAATAATCAAAACCGTACACTCACAGCAAATTAATAAACTACGTACTTTTTTCCTTAAATAAATACATTATAACAGGGAATTAGTATGGCTACTACCACAAGACAATCAGGTTTATTAGTTGCAGAAGACTGGACACGAGTCTATCAAACCTTCCGTAATGCGGACTTTCAAAGCTACGACTACGAAACACTTCGTAAGTCAATGATTGATTATTTGCGCTTATATTATCCAGAGGACTTTAACGACTTTATTGAATCAAGTGAATTCATTGCCTTAATTGATTTGATTGCGTTTTTAGGTCAAAGTCTTGCTTTCCGTGGTGATTTAAATGCACGTGAAAACTTTATTGACACTGCGCAACGTCGCGATAGTATACTTAAACTTGCTAAACTAATATCATACAATCCTAAACGTAATATCCCAGCTAGTGGATTTTTAAAAGTTGACAGTGTAAGTACAACTGAAACTATTTACGATAGTAACGGCATTAATCTAGCTGGCTTAGTAATCTCATGGTCAGACTCGGCAAATGATAATTGGTATGAGCAGTTTACAGCAGTGATTAATGCAGGATTATTGTCAACTCAATCTATAGGTAAACCCAGTAACTCACAATTAATCAATGGTGTAACTAACGACGAATATCAAATAAATTTAGTACCAAGTATTATTGCAACCTACAGTTTTACAACTAAAATTGAAGGCACTACAACTAAATTTGAAATGACTAGCCCTACAAGCGCAGGTAAAACTTTTATATATGAAAGTGCGCCACGTCAAAATCAACCATTCAATCTACTTTACCGTAACGATAATTTAGGTAATACAAGTACAAACACAGGGTTCTTTACCTATTTCAAACAGGGCGAATTAAAATCACTTGATTTTACATTCCAGGAAAGTACGCCAAATCGTGTGTACAGTGTTAACGTAGACAACATTAATAATACTGATATCTGGCTATATAGTTTAGATGCACAAGGTTTACCTAATGCAATATGGACACAGGTTGCAACAGTAAACAATACCAATGTTATCTACAATAAAAGTACTAATAAATCTATATTCCAAGTTAATACTAGAGCCAGCGATCAAATTGATCTAGTATTTGGTGATGGATCTTTTGCTAATATACCTCAAGGTAATTATAGACTGTATTACCGTGTAAGTAATGGTACTGATTATAAAATTACTCCAGATGAAATGCAAGGTATAGTTGTACCAGTTAATTACATCAGTCGAAGTGGTCGAGTTGAAACACTTACCCTTCGTGCAAGTTTGCGCTATACAGTAGCTAACGCTAGTTCACGTGAAACACTTGACGAAATACGTCAAAAAGCACCACAACAATACTACACACAAGATCGTATGGTGACAGGCGAAGACTACAACATCTTGCCTTATACATTGTTCAGTAACATACTCAAAGTTAAAGCAGTCAACCGTACCAGTTCTGGTATTAGTCGTTACTTAGATGTTATTGATACAACTGGAAAATATTCAAGCACTAACATCTTTGCAGATGACGGTGTGCTATATCGTGATCCATTTGTTAACACATTCTCTTTTGATTATAACACAAGAAATGATATTTACAAAGCGATCTACAATAAAGTAAAACCAATAGCATCGGCACAGGAAACAATACAATTTTTCTACAGCAAGTACCCAACAATCGCTATCACTAATGCATACTGGAATTATTCAACCACTGTGGCCAACGGGTCTACTGGATATTTCATTGATGCAAATGATACTATACTACAAGTTGGCGATGTAGTATCTACAAATAACAAATATATTAAACAAAGTTCTATAATTAAATTTAGTGCAGGTACTGGCAACTATTTTGATGCACGTAATACTATTCAAACAGGTACACCTAGCAAGTCAGGTGACAAGTACTTTATCTACGCAAGTGTTCAACAGGTTATTGGTGATGGCACCAACGGCGGCGCCGGCAATTTAGCCAATGGGTCTGGACCAATTATATTAGGTGAACAAGTACCTAACGGTGCATTGGCCATTGCAGTGTACGCAGTATTTGACACTGACTTTTCAACATCACTAGTAGATTCTATTGTGAGTTATGTGCAGGCCTATGAAGATTTTGGACTACGATATGATATTGATACTACATCATGGAAATTAATATTACCTGGCGATTTAGATACAGGTGAATTTAGTCTAGGCTATGCAGGTAACACCAGCAGTACAGGATTAGATGCTAGCTGGATGATACGCTTTAAAACAGTTGGTCAAACCTATACGGTATTATATCGCGGATTAAATTATGTATTTGAAAGTGTAAAAGAAACTAACTTCTACTTTGATAATACAGTTAAAGTGTTTGATCCTAAAACTGGATTTACTGTACATGATAATATTAAAATATTAAAAGTTAATAGCAATCCAGATGATGTAAATTCACTGGCATTAGATTATACGTGGTACATTTATAAAAATATTATCGAAGTTGACGGATACGAAAATCCTAGTAAAATTTTAGTTACTTTTTCAGATATAGATAATAATGGTATTTTAGATAATCCGGAGTTATTTGAGTTAATTGTTAGCCCCGATACTAATAGTAATAGTAAGTATGTATTTTTCCAATCAACGTATGGATATGATAATTTTGTTACACAAACTTTAGTAAGTAATAGTCTTGTTGAATCAACTTACACTACCTTAGTTGCGGCGCAAGCCGATGCAACCTTGTATACGTCTAGCAAATTATTTTATATTGCTCCAGAAAATAAATTCTATCAACTAACTGTTACTGGTGCATCATATGTATTAAATGAAGTATTTGATTACACTGCTAAGGTAGGACGTCAAGATTTATATTTCCAATATCGACATAATAGTCCTAACTATCGTCGTATTGACCCAAGTCCGAATAATATTATTGATTTGTATCTATTAACGAAACAATATTCAACTGATTATACAGCATGGATACAAGATAGTACCGGTACTGTTACTGAACCAACGGCACCAACAGTTGATGCACTAAGTACGGAATTTAGTAGTTTAGAAAATTATAAAAATTTAACAGATACTATCATTTATAACCCTGCTAAATTTAAACCAATATTTGGTGATAAAGCGCCAGCTTCGTTGCAAGCAACATTTAAAGTTGTAAAAAATGCAAGTATCATTGTCAGCGATAATGATGTTAAAACTAGAGTTATCGATGCAATCAACAGTTATTTTGATGTTGCAAATTGGGACTTTGGTGAAACATTTTACTTCAGTGAATTGAGTGCATATTTGCATAGTGTACTTGCACCTAATATTGCAAGTATAACAATTGTGCCATCAAGCGAATCTAGTACGTTTGGTAGCTTGTTACAAATCAATGCAAACTATAACGAAATTATTGTAAGTGCAGCAACTGTGGACAATGTACAGATTATTAGTGCAATTACCGCGGCGCAAATCAACCAAACTGTATTGGCTTAAATACTATATAACACTTGAGATTATAATAACATGGCGACAAAAAAGACTTCAAATTTTCTTCCTACCATATTTCAAACCGACGTTAACAATAAGTTCTTGTCGGCTACTATGGATCAGTTAGTCACTGAACCAAATTTAAGAAATATATATGGATATATCGGAAGAACATTTGCGCCAACATATAAAAACAAAGACAGTTACGTAATTGAAAATTCAGCTAACAGACAAAAGTATCAACTTGAGCCAAGCATAGTAGTTCGAAATGAACAAAAAGAAATTACATTCTTTGCTGGTTATAATGACATATTAAATAAAATTGAATACTATAGTGGATTAACTTCAAATCATGATAGACTATTTGATGGCGAGTACTATAGTTTTGATCCGCAGATCTCTTTTGATAAGTTTGTTAACTTCAGCCAATACTACTGGCTTAAAGATGGTCCGGACCCGGTTGATGTTAATACAAGTGGAGTAGACTTAGAAAAAACATTTACAGTTACACGTAATGCAAACATATCTCGTTACGATTTCACTACTGGCGGACTAATAAAAAATACAATTACCTTGGCACGTGGCGGACAATATACGTTTGAAGTTGATCAACTTGGTGCAGGCTTTTGGATACAGACTGAACTTGGCGTTGATGGCCTAGTAAATGCAACACCAACAATTAGCACACGCGATGTACTTGGTGTCACTAACAATGGTGCAGAAACAGGTACAATTACATTTAATGTTCCGCAGACAACAGCGCAAGAACGATATGTATTAATGAATGTAGTGGCCAATGTGGAATATGCTGTTCCTCTTGCTTATTCAGATATACAAAATCGTACTGTTAGTCAATTTCTTGCAGAGTTTCCGGCATACGCAGGAATTACTGGTCAACTAAATGGCAAGACTGCAATATTCATCGATCAAAACTTATTAACAAGTCGCGGCGAAGAAGCATGGACCATGCCTGAAGTTATTGACCCAGTTACCGGATTAGTTGTATCGGGATACGATGCTGGCACAGTAATCCCAACTGATCAACGTTACGGAGTGTGGAGAGTACAGTTTAATGACATTGGCAACATTGACGATCCACTAATTCGATTAGTGCATGTGCAGGATGTATTACTTAACGAAAAAGTCTACATTAGATCCGGGTTTGTTAATGCTAATAAAGAATTCTTTAAAGATTACGATGAATTTTTTCATGTTGTTCCTGTAATTTCAAGTATACAAGATACGTTATACTTTCAAGACGGTAGTGATCCTTCTATCTACGGTACAATTAAACTTGTTGACATCGCTGGTTGGGAAATTGATATTGAAAATGACATATTAGGAAAACCTAACTACACTAGCCCCAACGGAGTAATTTTTACCAGTGGATTAAAAGTAAGTTTTGGCTCTGATGTTACTCCTGCTGCATATCAAAATAAAGAATATTATGTTGAAGGCGTAGGAGCACCAACTGGTATACAACTAATTGATGTAGAATTATTAGTTACTCCTGAGTTATACAATGATGAGCTAGCATTAAATTATCCAGATGGTCTACCGGGTAATGTGTCTAATGCAGAATATATTACAATTAATCGTGCTAGTAAAGATTTGAATCCGTGGACACGAGGTAATCGCTGGTTTCACCGTGACGTGATTAAATTAACTGCTGAATACAATAACGTAGTGGTTACATATGATCAAACATATCGTGCCCAACGTCCAATTGTACAATTTGAAGCAGACCTACAACTATTTAATTTTGGTAGAATTGGTAAACGTCCCATTGATATTTTAGATACTACTACTCGAGATGCATTTAACGAATTAAATGGACAAGTATTAACTGTTATAGGCGGAGTTACTTTAGTCGACGGCATGCGAATTCTATTTACTAACGATATTGATCCAGTGGTGCGTGATAATATCTATGTAATTAATTTAGTACAAACTCAACTTGATGAACAGGGATTGTTAACAGGCCCTGTGTACGTAAATTTAAATCCTGCCGACGATGCCAACAATGAAATTTATGATACTGTAGTAGTAAAAGCAGGATTGTATAAAGGAACAGCATGGTGGTACAACGGGGATACTTGGACACAAAGCCAAACAAAGACCAGTCTACAACAAGATCCGTTATTTGATGTGTATGATGCCGCCGGCACACGCTTGGCTGAATATGAATCAAGTACATTTGCAGGTACACGATTATTTGGCTACAATAGAACCAGCACAAGTACAACAGCAGATACTGTACTGTACTTTCCATTAAAATACAGAACATTCCGTGCGCAAGGCGACATTGAATTTTCTAACTATTTTGATACAGATACATTTAGCTATGTACGTGATAGAGTAGCATACACAGATCGAATTGCCACTGGTTTCCTACAACAAATCGTAGATAGAAATACATTGATTCCAAAAAATAATTGGAATACAGTAGTTGAGCCACTTAAACAGTATCAATTGATCACATACATCTATGATGGTATTAATAGTCCGTTTAAAATTGATGTTACTCCTGTAGCGTCAGCATCTGTTCCTCATGTTAAAGTTTATAAAAATAATACATTCTTAAAAACAACGCAATGGACTTTAACAAATAATGCATTAACATTGTCTACTGCGCCGGCGATTGGCGATAAGATTGACATCTTAGTTTATAGCACCGAAATTAGTGCGCTTGGTCAATATCAAGTGCCACAAAACTTAGATTTAAATGCGCAAAATATTGATTTAGCATCATTGACATTAGGGCAAATTAGAAACCACTTAGTGGAGCTTAGTCAAAATAGTACAGAATTAGTAGGTGATGTTCTTAGTGATAGTAATCTTAGAGATATTGAGATTAAATCACAAGGCGGCAACATACTGCAACATAGTGCACCAATATCAAATGCTGCATTATTTTTATTAAACGACAGCACAAACTTTATCGATGCAATTCGTTATGCGCAACAAGAATACGCTAGATTTAAAAATAAATTCTTAGAATTGAGTGCTACATTATCAGGCATACAACCAACTGAGCCTGTGGCCAGTGTTGATTTAATCTTAACAGAAATTAACAAGATTAAAAACAAAACATTCCCATGGTTCTACAGTGATATGGTACCGTATGGTACATTAAAAAATATTGTTAACGGTACTGGTTATACAATATTTGACCCATTGGTACGTTCATATGAAATTACTTCAGTATTCGATGCGTCTGCATTAAGCAATAACGCAATACTTGTTTATTTAAATGATGTACAATTGATACTAGGTAGAGATTATACATTTGATACAGATCGTCCAGCAATAACATTTACAGATACTGTTACATTAGAAGTTGATGACAATGTTAAAATTGTAGAATATCAAGATACAAACGGATCTTATGTACCAGAAACTCCAACTAAGTTAGGGTTATATCCTAAATTTATTCCTGAGGTCTTTTTAGACGATACGTATCGTACACCTATTAATGTTATCCGTGGACACGATGGTAGCATAACTCCAGCATTTGATGATTATAGAGATAGTTTTGTATTAGAATTAGAAAAACGTATATACAATAATATTACCTTGCGCGATAATAATAGTTATCGAGACATATATGCAGTTATGCCAGGTAAATTTAGAACAAGTGAGTACTCGTTAGCTGATGCTAATCAATTATTGTCTAAGAATTTCTTAAATTGGATTGGTAACAATAAAATTGATTTCACAGTCAATGATACATTTGAAAGTAATGATCCATTTACATGGAACTATGGTCGTTTTGTTGATAGAATCGATGGTGAAATATTGCCTGGTAGTTGGAGAGCTTGTTATCAATATTTCTACGATACAATACGTCCACATTTGACTCCTTGGGAAATGTTAGGTTTTTCTACTATGCCATCATGGTGGATAGAAGAATATGGCCCTGCACCTTATACAGGTGGTAACAAACTACTATGGGATGACCTAGAACTAGGGTTAATTAAATATGGCGAGCGTGCTGGTATAGATACTATTTTTGCTCGTCCTGGGTTATCAGCAGTTATCCCTGTAGACGTAAATGGACTTTTATTAAGTCCAGCAGCAATTCTAACTGCGTCTTTCAATTCTACTAGAGCCGCAACAGCATGGGCAGTAGGTCAACAAGGACCAGTTGAAACTGCATGGCGCAATAGTAGTGATTATCCATTTGCTGCACAACAAGCACTTGCATTGGCTAAACCAGCTAGATACTTTGGCTTATTAATGGATGTATCACGTTATTCAAAAAATAATGTATTAGAACAATATATAACTGATACAAATGACCATATTAAACAAACATCATTGACCTTCAATGGCGACACGTCATCTGGCACAGTGGTTAGAACAGCAGGTTATATAAACTGGATTGCTGATTTCCTAGTGAATCAAGGTATCAATCCTTCTACTATTATTACACCGTTATTGAAAAATTACGAAGTTAACCTTGCATATAAAATGGCCGGGTTCAGTGACCAAAAATATCTACAGGTATTAGCAGAGCAAAGTTCACCAACAAGTACAAATGATAGTATTATTATACCAAACGAAAACTACAATGTACATTTGTATAAATCAACTCCGGTTGATAAAATAGCCTACAGTGGTGTAATTGTTGAAAAAACTACCAACGGATATAGTGTACGTGGCTATAATTTATCTAATCCATATTTCACTATTATTCCAAGTGTTATAAACACAAACGCATATAAAATTACTGTGTTAAACAATTCAGTAACTGTGTTTAGAGATTATCAAAACTTAAAACTAACAGTACCATATGGTTACGAATTTAATACTCAACAACAGGTAGCTGATTTCTTAATTAGTTACGAAAGACATTTAATGGCGCAAGGTTTCACATTTAATGATACTGATGAGCAACTAGGTGAAACACGTAATTGGAAATTGTCGACTAAAGAATTCTTATTCTGGGCACAACAAGGTTGGGCACCCGGCAGTATCTTAGTGTTAAGTCCGGTAGCCAATGTGATAAATGCCATTACTGTTGGTGCAATCACTGATGCTATTACAGATAGTCAATATGGTTCTAAAGTATTGGATCAAAATTTTGCACTAGTTAAGACCACAAACTATAATGTATTACGTAGTCCGACTGCGTTTAAATTAACATTAACCAACGATGCAGTTATTGGCTATATTGAATTAAATCTAGTGCAATACGAACATGTATTAATATTTGATAATACAACAGTGTTCAATGATATTATATACAAACCAGAACTTGGTAATAGACAATTTAGATTAAAATTAATTGGACAAAAAACAGCCGACTGGGACGGCAGTTTAAGTGCGCCGGGCTTCATTTACAATTCTGGTGACATAGATGCATGGACTGGTAACAAGGATTATTTAAAAGGCGACTTAGTACAATATAAAAATCAATATTATGTTGCACTACAAAATGTTTCAGCAACAATTGAATTTGAATTTGCCTACTGGAAACAAATTTCTACAAGTGAAATTAAAAAAGGATTGTTACCAAACTTTGCTACTATTGCTGCTAAATCTCAAGTATACTATGATTCATATACAAACTTTAAAGATGCGGATCAAATCAAATACAGCCATGGTTTAATTGGATTTAAACCACGTCAATATCTGGCAGATCTTGGATTAAGCGACACTACGCAAATTGAATTGTATAAAGGATTTATTAAACAAAAAGGTTCTGCCAACGCAATTAACCAATTAACCAATGCAGAATTTAATAATTTAAGCAGTGCTATAAATTTCTACGAAGAATGGGCGATTCGTGTTGGTGAATACGGTGCGTTAGATACTAACCCATACGTTGAAATTGCACTTGATGAAAAAGCATTTTCAGTCAATCCTGCGATTGCTAAATTTGTAACTGATTCAAGTAGTGACGGTGTAACTACATTTAATAAATCACAATTATATAAATCAACTGAACAATATGCGGGTACTATTGCGTTGAATAGAAATGCGCAAAGTGATTATAATAATGATATCGCCACTGCTGGATATGTGAATATTGACGACGTCGATACTACTATATTTGATCTTGCTAATTTTACAGATTTAAATAATCAATTAGATGCTATCGGTACTGGCTACACTATATGGTGTGCAAAAGACTTTTCACAAAACTGGAATGTTTATCGAGTATCAGAAACTGACAATCATGTGTTTTTAGTATCTAACTCACTTGATGGATTTGTGACATTTACCACAGATGAACCGCATGGTTTATCTGCAGGTGATATATTCTTAATTCGTAGCTTTGCTACAGAATTTGATGGATTCTATCAAGTTGAAAGTGTAGTTGACCTTAATAATATATTAGTCAAGTACTCTGGTGATACAACACAATTAACCACACTCGACGGTGACGGTATGTTGTTTATGCTAGACAGCATACGATTCCAGTACATGGAAGATGCACGTTTATATACTCCTCCACATCAATGGAAAGTTGGTGAAAAGATTTGGATTGATGACGACGCTGAAACAACAGCGGTACAAGGTCAACCATTTGGTACGCAACCAAGCGGTACATGGAAAGTATACGAAAAAACACACCCATGGGAGATAGGTCAACGCTTAGTAAAACCAACTAGCGAATACTCGGCAAACATAGGCTATGGCCAAGCATTAAAAATGATTGACAATGCTGAGCAAAATATTTTTGTTGGTACTACATTGTATGCAAACTTATCCGTTTCGACTAACACAGGTGCAGTAAATGTGTTTGACAAAGTTATGGCAGTGGCATTAAGTGGAAATGTTACTGTAACAGCCGGCGATTACATAACACAATCATCGACTGGTGCTAATTTAACTGTGTTAACAAGTGGTGCTAATATTAGTAATATTTCGTTGAGCTATTATGGAACTACGACATTAACTACAGGCATTAACAATGGCAATATTGCCATCAATGGATCTAATGTTGCTGTATATCCAACCACAATAACTAATAATGTATATGTTGAAACTACAACTATAACACCGGATGGCGCAAATACATTTAATTACGGTTCGCATATCGATACAGCCGTTGACGGCCAACAGGTACGTCTAGCAGTTAACGCACCAACAAGTTCTGGTTTAGCCGGTGCTGCTAATGTTGGTCTAGTGTATACCTATAATAAACTTGAAGGTGAAACTGTTTGGAATAGAGGACAGGTTATTGTAGGTAATGTTATTGCCACCGACGGACAATTTGGCTACGGCTTTGCATTTGATGAATTAGGTCACTGGTTATATGTTGGTGCACCTTACGAATCAACTCCTAAAGTTTATGTCTACGGCTTAAAACGATTTGTAACAAGTAATATTGGAACAGTTACTACACCAAGTTCTGTGTCATCTGTAACAGTGCCATTCACACCAGAAGTTACTGATGATGCTAATTCATTAGTAGTTACAAGTGCAACACGTACATATATTCCAAATATTGATTACACCTTATCTGGAACAACTTTAGATTTTTCAATATCAGCTAATATACCTAATGCTACTACACTGACAATTTCACAAGGTCCGTATTATGCATTAGTTGAAACTATCGATGGACCAGTGGGCAGTGAATTTGGTTATTGCATTGATGCAAGTTTAAATGGTGCACAACTTGGTGTAGGTGCACCTGCAGATACTGTTAACGTAGCAGTGTTTAGCGATGGAATAACAACAGTTGACAGATCAATTCCTGTAGGAACTAATACTGCATCAATTACAGTGGATGGTAATGTATTACCGCGCATATCATATGTTGAAAATTCAAATGCGGGTGCTGTTTATGTTTATGATCGTGTTATAGAAGCATTTAATAGTACAAATGGCACAATATATACTACAGAAGAAACAATTGCTGATGTACATACAGTAACAATTGATGATATTGAAACACGTGATTACACAGTGACTGGCGCAAACGAAATAACCTTATTTGTGCCGCTTGGCGTGGGTAAAAACGTAAAAATTGAAACTAATAAATTTACTCTATTAGAAAGATTAATTGGAATTGACAGTCTAGGCGGAAGTTTAAGTGCTATTCAACAAGGCGCACGATTTGGATCATCATTAACTATCTGTTCAAATAATTGTGCATTCTACATTGGTGCCCCATTCTATAATGCAGGTACAGTTTATAATACTGGTGCTGTATGGAAATTTCATAACAAAGGTACACTATATGGCATTAACAGAGGATTTACAAAGAACCCAACATTTACTCCAGGCGATACAATTCGTTTAGATAACTTCCAAATTACTGTAACTGGTACAAGTTTAGATAGTTTAATTGAAGATATCAATGATGCTAATCTATTGGGTATTACGGCAGTTAATGAAAATGGATACCTAAGATTAGACAGTGATAAAACTGTAGCTAAAAATCGTTTACGTGTCTTATCAGGTAGTGGCACAGTGTATGCTGATGCAGGTTTGGCTATATTTGCATTCATGCAAATTATTGTTAATCCATATAATAGTAGTGATGAATATTTTGGTACTAAAGTTATATTAGCTCGTAACGCATATATGTTGGTTATTAGTAGTGACAGAGGAACAACCAATACGTTTACTACCTTTGATAGTGACACTACAGTAATCGATGATGATTCTACATCGTTCGTTGATAGTGTTAAAGCCAGCGGTAGTGTGTACACATATGAATTATATGATGACCCTCGTGATATGGTTGAACATCCCGGACGTTATGCATTCTGTCAACAACTTGATCCAACTGATTTAAACACAGGTGACGGCTTTGGTACAGCCATTGATATAATTGGCGGATATATTATAGTAAGTGCACCGAGCGATGATACTACAATTACTGATGGTGGTAGCATCTACTTGTTTAACAATCCAACAGGTCGTCGTGGATGGAGTCTGATTAGATATCAACAACCAACAGTGGATATAGAATCAGTTAATAGAATGTATCTATATAGTAATCTGTCAAACACTATTCTAACAACATTAGAATTTATTGATCCTGTAAAAGGTAAAATACTTGGTCGTGCAGAACAAGAAATAGCATACAAAACTGGCTACGATCCAGCTGTATATAATCGTGGCACGAATAGTGCAGTTAGTTTAAATGATTCTATATTTTGGAGTAGTACACAAATTGGACAAGTATGGTGGAATCTAAGTCAACTTAGTTATATTGACTACGAGCAAGATACATTAACATATCGTAGTATTAATTGGGGTCGACTATTCCCTGGTTCAACAGTTGAGGTATTAGAGTGGGTAGAAAGTTCATACCTACCAAGTGCGTATGTTGCTAGTGGTGGTGAGGGTATTCCAAAATACGAAGACGACAGTGCGTATGTTGAACTTGCGTATGTTGATGCAGTTACTAATATTATTAGTATTAAATATTTTTACTGGGTTAAAAATAAAACAACTGTTGATCCAAATAATACTACTAGACGTTTGCCGCTTGCTGCAATACAGGACATAATTGAAAATCCTAAAAATCAAGGCACACCTTATGCAGCAATTATACAAAACAATGCCTTTGTTTTATACAACGTGGGTAGTTATCTTTCTGCGCAAAATACTATATTGCACCTTGACTATAACACAGTTAAGAATACCAATATTATTCACAGCGAATATGAGTTAGTAGAAAAAGGTAATGCAAATAGTATAATATCTCCTAAAATTATTAATAAATTAATTGATAGTTTAGCTGGTATCGATATACTAGGTGCAGAAGTACCTGATCCTACTCTAAGTGCAGCTGATAAATTTGGCCTAGGAACAAGACCACGTCAAGCAATTTTTGCTGATAGAATTGCAGCTTATGCTAACCTAGTAGAATATGTTAATAGTGTGTTGATAACTAAACCAATTGCTAGAAATTGTGATTTAACTACTATCAGTTCTTCTGAAGCACAACCTAATATTAAATTAGGCGAATATGATTTAAAAATAGCAACAGAATTAGAATTAGCATATATCGATGTAGCGGTATTAGCTGTTGGCTACAAAGTTTTAGTAAATCAAGATACTACCCGAGATAATTTGTGGGTTCTGTACGAACTATCTACGGATAAAACTTGGGAAGTTATTCAAGTACAAAGTTATAAAACTGACTTGTATTGGGATTATGTTGATTGGTATGCACCAGGTTATGGTATAGATACACAACTTGAATATGTAGTTGACACACTAACAGATGCATTAAAATTACCAGTTGCTGTTGGCGATGATGTACTTGTTAGAGTAAGCAGTGGGGGCAATCGTGGTTGGAACTTATTAGTTCTTAACAGTGATGGTCAATTCGATGTAGTGGGTATACAAGACGGGACTATACAATTAAAAACATCATCTGGTAATTTTATTAATAATAAAACTCCAACTACTGAAATTCGTTATATAATTAATGCACTTAAAGATGATATTTTTGTTGGCGAGTTAGATACGGAATTTAATAAATTATTCTTTGTAATGATTAACTATCTATTCAATGAACAAAAATATGTTGATTGGATATTTAAAACTAGCTTCATTAGTGTATCACATAAATTGCGATCACTACTACAATATCCTAATTATATCAAAGATAATCAAACATATTATGAAGATTACATTACAGAAGTTAAACCGTATTCAACTAAAATACGTGAATATTCTATTAACTACGATAGTAATGATGAATTTGCGGGTAGTGTAACGGACTTTGATTTACCACCATACTATGATACAGAAACAAAAGTATTCCGTAGTCCAAGTGGTGAAAATGTAGTAAAAGATGAAGCACTATGGCAAACGGATACTTACAGTCAATGGTATGCAAACAGAAATCATCAAGTTGAAAGCATTGTAGTAGAGTATGGTGGTAGCGGATACACAGCCGAACCAATCGTTACTATTGTAGGCGGCGGACTAGCTGCCACAGGAGCAACTGCACGTGCAATCATCGACTTTGATTTAGGTACGGTGACTAGCATTGAGATTTTAACTCGTGGTACTGGATATTTCTTAACTCCAACTGTGTTAATCAATGGTACAAATACAACACCAGCAACTGCTTATGCTGTACTTAAAAATAATCAAATTAGAACATTTGATACAACACTAAAATTTGACAGAATCAGTTACACAAGTAGTGTACAAGAATGGACAGCTAATACTGCTTATACTGTTGGTGATATTGTAACTCATATAGGTTCACTGGCTGGTGCTGTTCGTCATGCATTTATAGTAAATGCAAACATAACATCGGGTTCTACTTTTGTACACACAGAGGATTATACACGCTACAGTTCAGCTAATTTTACCAATGCAAATGATCGTATTGTAGGATACTACGAGCCGGGTGCTTCGATGCCAGCACGTGATTTAACACAATTACTACGCGGTATTGATTATCCAGGAGTAAAAGTACAAGGCCTTGGATTTGACCAAGCACCTGGTTTCAGCGGAGCAACGCCATTTGATACTGGATTGTTTGACCAAATACAATATGATGCAGATGGTTTACCATTGTTAGATGATGCAACGGTAGACACAATTATTCGTAGCAGCTACACTGACTTGGCATTAGGCACACGTGCTGAAGATATTGATGTTGTGGGCGGTGCGTATGTTGATACATATTCAAGTCATGCTCCAGAAGAAATGGTTCCTGGTATTGTATTTGATACTTTAGACATGCAGGTCTATACTAAAATTAATGGCAATGTTGATGTAATTGCCTACAGAATGTTTAGTAACATGATGCGTGAAGAAAGTTATTTACGTATTGCCGATGCACATGCAACAACCTTAGCGGCTCCATTGAGCTTGACTGATACTGAAATTGTTGTAACAGATGCTAGCAAGTTGGCAGAACCTTTTGTGGATGCTATTGGCATAGCTAAGATAGCTATCCCTGGAGTAATATTCATTAACGGTGAACGCATAACTTATTACACTCGTGATTTAATGACTAATACACTAGGACAAATACGTCGAGGCACACAAGGTACAGCAACGCCAGTAATTCAACTTGCTGGTACGGTTGTAACTGATGGTAGTGTTGATCAAATTATTCCAGGAACAGTGGCTAATGTTGTCCTTAGTACAACTACTCCATATACTGTAACATCGACTCCGTCATATTATCTTTCATTGTCTGACAGTGTAACTGCTAATGTAGGTGATGTAATAACACAAACTGTATCTGGTGCATCATTGACAGTAGCAGGTATTGATTCTGTAGCAAGAGTGTTGTTAGTAGTGCGTAATAACTTAAACAGCCTAACGTTCCAAGATAATTACTTAGAACTAAGTGGAAATATTACAGTATCCAGTGGTGATTACATAACGCAAGCATCAACAGGTGCTAATGTAACAGTATTGACTAGTGGTGCTAACATTAGTAACGTTTCTGTAAGTTACTACGGTATTACAACATTGACTACAGGTAAAGCCGGCGGCAATATTGCAATAAATGGATCTAATGTTGCTGTATACCCAACTACTGTAACTGGTAATGTGATTGTTGATACAGAAATAGTAATAAATGGTAATAGCACTGGAAATGTTTACCCATTGAGTATTGTTCCTGTTGGTAGAAACAATGATGGAATTCCGTTTGTTGATAGTAACGGCAACGTGACTATTGCGGCAAATATAGAATTACACACAACAAACGTATGGTATAATTTAGGCAGTGGGGTAGCAACAGATGGTACTGGATTTGATGGCTCAACAACAGTACCGGTATTATTTTTAAAAGCCAGCACAGCATCGAATATTGTAGTTACTGCAATTAAAGATATGATTACATCAGAAGATGCGGTAAATACACTAACTACTGAAGATGGTAACACAATTATTGAGGATTAAGAATGTCGACGATTAAGATTAGCGAATTAGGAAATTTAACTACAGTACTAGGGAACACAATTGTACCTGTAGTTGGTAATGTTGCAGGAACACTAACAACATTGCGAAGTAATGTCGCCCAGCTACAAACATACATCCTTGGTACGGTAGTTACAGATTTAGCAAATTTAACTGCGTCAACTACGGCTAATGCCGCGGTACAAAGTGTCGCTATTGCTGATGTTACTACTGCTTGGCAAGCAAACGCAACAACACAACTAGGTCAAATCACAGGCGCCAATGCTGCGATAGTTACAGCCAACACAGCAATGAAGGGCTATGTTGATGCACAGGATACTACTATTAGCAATTCAGTAACTGGTGCAAATGCGGCTATCGTAACTGCAAATACAGCACTTAAAGGCTATGTTGATGCACAAGATACTATTATCAGTAATTCAGTAACAGGAGCAAATGCGGCTATCGTAACTGCAAATACAGCACTTAAAGGCTATGTTGATGCGGCTAATACAATACAGTCAAATGAAATTACTACTATTAGCAATTCGGTAACTGGTGCAAATGCGGCTATCGTAACTGCAAATACCGCACTTAAAGGCTATGTTGATGCGGCTAATACAATACAGTCAAACCAAATAACCACTGTTAGCAATTCAGTAACAGGTGCAAATGCCGCTATAGTTACAGCTAACACCGCAATGAAAGGTTATGTTGATGCACAAGATACTATTATCAGTAATTCAGTAACAGGAGCAAATGCCGCTATAGTTACAGCTAACACTGCAATGAAAGGCTATGTTGATGCTAACAATACATCGCAATTAACTTCAATTAATAATATTACTAACGGAACAGCAACATTTGGTAATATTGCGCCAACAGCAAATGTTACATATAATTTAGGTAATATAAGCAATCAATGGAATAATTTATATGTTAACGATATAAACTTGACACTTGGCAGAATAACCGGAGGAACAGTTAGTGGAATCGATTATTCTTTGTTAATAGCTAGCCCTGATAAGAGTATAGCAATGGTTGCTGCAAACGCCAATGTTGCTGTTTCTAATTATATATCAGTTGATCCAACCTATGCTAATATAGTGGTCTATAATGCCAATACTGCGGTAACGCATACCTGGCAACTTACAAATGATGGCAAATTAACTTTACCTGCAAATGGAACAGTATCGTACACACCAACAACATCAAGCGACTGGGCAGGTACTGCACCAACAACAATACAAGCCGCCATTGATAGATTAGCAACTGTGGTTAAAGCATTGAATGGCGGCACTGGCGCATAATGACTATGATTGATAATGAAATAAATAAGTATATGGATAAAAAAATGCAAGATTCAACAATCAACACACAACCAACTGCTACACCAGCTAAACAACCTGATGAGCGTGGTGGCATACATCTTCAAGGTCATATTAAAATATTTGATCCTGAAACTAATGAAGTGTTTGTAAACAAACGCAATGCTATTCATTATGAAAACATGAGTGAAGCAATTGCACAAAGTTTAAGTAATAAAGGCACACAATTTATTACTGAAATGCATTTTGGCAACGGTGGTACTACAGTTGACCCGACTGGTGTTATTACATACTTGCCAACTAATACCAACGTACAAAATGCCGACTTGTATAGTCCACAATATTTTAAGATTATCGATGACACAAACGCTGCCAATGGCGACCCGCTAAGAAATAAAATGGTAATCACACACGTACCTGGACAAATTTACAGTGATATCATTGTAAGTTGTCTACTAGACTACGGTGAACCAAATGGGCAAGCTGTATTTGATAATAGTCAAGACCTAAACGGACAGTTTGTATTTGACGAACTTGGCTTAAAAGGCTTTAATGCATCAGGTGAAGGCCTTGGTAAATTATTAACACACGTGATTTTTAGCCCAGTGCAAAAATCACTAAACAGATTGATTCAAATTGATTACACGGTGCGCATACAAACACTGACTAATTTAAGTACTACTGCATAACTAGGATAATAAAATGGCGTATATAATAAGAAAAACAAACGGAACAACACTAGGTACTATCTTAGATGGTACTGTAGATACTGCGCAGACTAGTTTAACATTAGTTGGTCGTAACTACAGTAACTACGGTCAGATAATGACTGATAACCTAGTATCATTACTTGAAAATTTTGCCTATGACATTGAAC